TGGTAAGTTACTTATGGGTAAGGCAGCAGTAGATAAATACAGAGAAAACCCTAAAGCGTTTATAGTAGGGTACGAAGAAGACAAAGAGTTTTGGGACAGTTTATTAAGAATCGGAGAGGATTTAACAAATGAAATCAATGAAGCAGAAATTGCTAACAACAGCAGGGACACTCGCTCTATTAGTGAACGGTTCAGGTCTACTCGCAGAGTCACCTCCACCACCCGACTACAGCCAGACGGGGGATCAGAAGATACAGTCACTGATTAACTCTATTAATGTTATAGACAATCGGTTACAACTATCTTTGAACTTAGGTATTGGTGCTGTAGGTTATGCTGAAGTTGGTGGTGTTATTGTTGATGGTGCATTAGATGGTGCTAAAGTAACTGCAGCAATGCTAGGCGCTTACTTAGATGCTAAGAGTAAAGTTATGAACCATGACTATGCTACTGCACAGAATGCGAATCAGTTGTTTATCCAGGAGCATACTGCGGCTATGAATAACTTAACTGCTGCAGTTGATATATTAGGTGATGCTACGTCTATACTCATGACTGCTACATCTGTTGCTGACATTGCTTCAGATGCAGATACAAAGCCAGAACAAGTTGCATTACAAGAGATGATTGCTACAGACGAATATAGCCTTGACGCTTCTGAAGTTGACGACTATAATAACGCACTTGATGCAGTAGCAGAGTATGCTCAACAAGCAGGTGCTTTTATGGCTGCAGCTAACAATACGGAGTTGACTACAAGTATAGATAATTACACTGCAAGTAATAACATAATGGTTGGAACATATACAGCTATTACATATACACAAGCAGTTGACGAGTTTGTTATATCTTGGGATGATTCAGGATACGGCACTGGTTGGAATGGTTATCTTACTAACGATATGAAAGATGCAGACGATGTATATGGCGCAGGAGCTTACATCATGCAACACGGGTCAGCTTCCTCTAACATGTAGGAAATATTATGATAGAAGATGCAGAAGTTAAAGTTGGTGGGTTTACTTTTAAAGGGTGGTACATAGCTGCTGCCCTGCCAATACTAGGATCTCTTAGTGGCGGTATATATTATGGATATGACACACTACAAAGGTTCTATGCTGTAGAATCAGGTATTGAGACAGTAGTTCAAGCTTCAGGTAAGTTTAGCTCTAAGTCTAACGAACTAAGTACACGCATTCAAACAGTTGAATCTGATCTGAATGTAAATATACAAAGTGCTTATGCAGACTTAACAGTTAAATCACAGGATATGGAAGCAGTTCTTAGTTCTCGTATTCAAGCAATAGAACAGGCGGTAGCAGATAATGACGTTAGAGGGCTTAACACAAGGTTGTCAACGATTAGCACACAAATGCAAACAATCTTGGAACAACAGAAAGACTTGCTTGACTTACGTAGTCAAGTTGAGAGATCAACTGGGATCACTGATAGTCTGGGTGATAAGCTTGACGAATACCAAACTGAAATAGATGACATATGGAAAGCATATGATACTCTTGTGGACAAACCACTATAAGGAAAGCCTATGGCACGTAATTTAACACCAAACCAACAAAAGTTTCTAGAGGTCTTGTTTGACGAGGCAGGTGGAGACGTGGTTTCAGCAAAAAAGATAGCAGGATACAGTGAAAATACACCTACAAGACTTATTGTCGAATCTCTCAAAGATGAAATTTCCGAAGCTACCCGTTCGTACTTCTCTAGGACTGCGCCGAAAGCTGCTATGGCTATGGTTAGCGCTCTATCAGATCCTACGGAGCTTGGCATCAAAGATAAAATGGCTGCTGCAAAAGATCTACTTGACCGTGCAGGGTTGGGTAAAGTCGAAAAAGTAGATGTATCATCTTCTGGTGGGGGTATATTCTACCTTCCACCTAAAGAGGGTAAAAACGAGTAAGCCTTGTCAGAGTACAATTATGACAGGGACTTTGGTTTCTGGGAACTACCTAAACCTAAGAAGAGCGATAAGGTTTGGCATCCTGTAGTTAGAGTAGCGGCTCGTGTCGTACCATTTGGTTATGAGATTGATCCAGACAACGAGAAACTGTTTCAACCTATACCACATGAGCTTGAAGCATTAATACTTGCCAAGAAACACTTAAGGCAGTATAGTTACAGGGAAGTAGCGAACTGGTTAACAACACAGACGGGTCGCTCTATCTCCCACGTAGGTCTAAAGAAAAGAATAGCCATTGAGCGAAGACGTAAAAAAGCAGCTAACATTAAACGCAAGCTTGCCAAAAGGCTCGAAGAAACCCTTGCGGAAATCGAAAAGCTCGAAAAAGGTGTCACAGGATACTACACCATCGACACCGATACAGACAAGCCCAGCGCAGGTTAAAGCTGAACCTTTTAATGTTGAAGAAGCACAAGAGGTAGTCTTTAAGCCTAACCCTGGTCCTCAATCAGAGTTTCTATCTGCGTCAGAACGTGAAGTACTATATGGAGGCTCAGCAGGTGGAGGTAAGAGTTATGCCATGCTTGCAGACCCTCTTCATGGGCTAAATGACCCTAACTTTAGTGGGCTACTTGTACGTCATACTACAGAAGAACTAAGAGAGTTAATACAAAAGTCACAGGAGTTATACCCTCGTGCAATACCAGGGATCAAATGGTCAGAACGTAAGTCTCAGTGGACTTCTCCTCAAGGTGGTAGACTGTGGATGTCTTATCTGGATAAAGATACCGATGTTACACGCTACCAAGGTCAGGCTTTTAACTGGATTGGATTCGACGAACTTACACAGTGGTCTAGTCCTTACGCTTGGGACTATATGAGATCCCGTTTAAGATCTGCACACTCTAACAAGCTTGGTTTGTATATGCGTGGAACGACAAACCCAGGTGGTAGTGGACACTCTTGGGTTAAGAAGATGTTTATTGATCCTGCCCCTGCTAATAAGCCTTACTGGGCTACTAACGTAGAGACAGGTGAGACTATAAGATACCCTGCAGGACACAGTAAAGCAGGTGAACCTTTATTTAAGAGACGATTTATTCCAGCTAGTTTGTTTGACAACCCATACTTAGCTGAGAGTGGTGACTACGAAGCAATGCTTTTGTCACTACCAGAACACCAAAGAAAGCAGTTACTAGAAGGTAATTGGGACGTAAACGAAGGTGCAGCCTTCCCAGAGTTTAATAGAGCTATACACGTTGTTGACGATTTCCAAATCCCTTCTAGCTGGACAAAATTTCGAGCTTGTGACTACGGTTACGGTAGCTACACGGGAGTTATTTGGTTCGCTGTTGCCCCTGATGAACAACTCATTGTATACAGGGAACTCTATTGTTCTAAAGTTACAGCTTCTGATTTAGCTGATATGGTAATGGATGCAGAGTCTGGCGATGGTACAATACGTTATGGAGTATTAGACTCTTCATTATGGCACAACAGAGGTGATACAGGTCCATCTCTAGCAGAACAAATGAACCAGAAGGGTTGCCGTTGGAGGCCATCAGATAGGTCAAGAGGTTCTCGTGTTTCAGGTAAGAACGAAATACACAGAAGGTTACAGGTAGATGAGTTTACAGAAAAGCCAAGAATTGTATTTATGGCTTCATGTACAAACACAATAACACAAATACCTGCACTGCCTTTGGATAAGCGTAACCCAGAGGATGTAGATACACACGCAGAAGACCACCTATACGATGCATTACGTTATGGAATCATGACAAGACCTCGTAGCTCTATATGGGACTTTGACCCAGCAAAACAACGAAGTGGCTTTCAAGCTGCAGATAACAAGTTTGGATACTAAATATGGATGAACTCTCCTTTGAAACAGATGAAGTAACGGCGGCACAGGATGGCAAAGAAAGTATCTTTGATTCTAAACCTGATGTAGTAGCTTTCGTTGAGGAACGTTTTAACCGTTCTGAAGATGCAAGACAGGGTGATGAGGAGCGTTGGCTTAGAGCCTATCGTAACTATCGTGGTTTGTATAGTCCTGATGTACAATTCACTGATACAGAAAAGTCTCGTGTATTTGTTAAGGTTACAAAGACTAAGACTCTTGCTGCGTATGGTCAGATAGTTGACGTATTGTTTGGTAACAACAAGTTTCCACTAACTATTAATCCTTCTGTGTTACCAGACGGTGTTGCAGAGTCGGTACATATTAATATAGATCCTAATGCAGATGCAGCAGGAGATGCCCTAAAGGGTATTACACAGAGTAAAGCTCCTAGTCCCTTCTTATTAGACGGTGAAACAGAGTTAAAACCAGGTGAAACTCTAGCAGATCTATCTAGAAGGCTAGGACCTCTCAAGGACAAACTATCATCCGTATCAGAAAAGATTATAGAGGGTGACGGTACAGGACCTACTACAGTGTCTTTCCATCCTGCAATGGTTGCGGCTAAGAAGATGGAAAAGAAGATACATGATCAGTTAAACGAATCAGGAGCTACTATACACTTACGCAGTATGGCTTTTGAGATGGCTTTACTTGGTACAGGTGTTATGAAAGGCCCATTCGCTGTAGATAAAGAGTATCCTAACTGGAATGAAGAGGGTGAGTATGACCCTATAGTTAAAACAGTACCAGAGACAAGCCACGTATCAGCGTGGAACTTTTACCCAGACCCAGAAGCTACATCTATGGATGATGCTGAATACGTGGTTGAGCGCCATAAGATGTCACGCACACAGTTGCGCTCCTTAAAGACACGTCCTTACTTTATGAAAGACGCAATACAAGAAGCTATCCATAAAGGTGCTGATTATGTTCAGAAACACTGGGAAATGGCTATGGTTGACGATGAAACTCAAGCAGATTCAGAGCGTTGGGAAGTACTGGAGTTCTGGGGTTTCGTGGATGTTGAACACTTAGAAGAGAATGGTGTAAATATACCTAGTGAATATAAAGACTTAGACGAATTAAACTGTAATATCTGGGTTTGTAATGGTGAAGTAATACGTTTTGTACTTAACCCATTCA